TGACTATTAGTCTCAGAAATTGATAAGAAATTTGCGACTTCCGTCGAAGCTTGAGCAGCAACAGCATTCTGAGAAGATGTCTCATCACTCACTGTAGAAGTAGTGCTAGCTACATCTCCTGCTTGGACTTGGTTAGCTGTTTCATCGGCAGATACTTGACTAGCAGTACCAACCATAACCAGAGTTCCAAGAAGAACGGAGCAAACCCCTACATTCAGCTTACGAATCGAAAATCGACTTATACGATCATTAAATAAATCTTTACCCACTTTGGTAATCCTCCACACTTATACTATTAAGTATCTCACCCCTCAATGAGATTAAAAGTATTTAAAAATACTAATCGTTAAATATTTTAACAAAATTCCTAATATTTGTGAAAAGAAATGCTCTTATTTTCAAATTTTTTATAAGGTTCACTTAAAAATAATCATGTAAACAATAGAATGATTATAGATATCACTATTTTTATAAACGTTTCAATTAATATTTTATATTTATTTACTTTTAGAATTGTCAGTAAAAAGAAACTTATGATTTCATTTTTTTCAAAAATCGATTTTCAGAATTAATAATTCATTAGAACTTTTAAATTAGTAAGTCATTATTGAAATAAAAATGGTTGGTTATCAACTCAGTCCTTCTAAAAAATATAGCTTATAACCATCTTAACTATAGTTTAGAAGCCTATTTAACGACATTTTTTATCCTGTTGTTTTCAAGAAAAGCAAAATTTCTTTGAAAAGATAATTTCCCTCTTCGCTAAATACCTTCTAAGTCATATGACACTTAGAACTAAATCTGTTGAAAATACAAACCAAATCAGCCATCTTGCTTTAAACCATTCGGAATAAGTATGATATTCTTCACTTTTTCACTTGTTATTATTATCCAATTGATTTACCTACCTACGCAAAAAGCTCTATAATCTCTTCAATAGTTTAACCTACTAAATCGATTATAGAGCCAAAAAAAGAAGATCCTAAAGACCTTCTTTCAATTTAAGTTCTACTTAAATTATTTTACTGTGCGGGAAAATTAATCGGTTTTAAAATGCGTATATAATAGGAAGAAAACCTATTAAATAAGGATATATGCGTGTAAGGTATAGATGATAAAATGCACATAAAGTTACTAAAGTTTACACTTATTGCCCCTTATTTGCCCCCTTTTTTTCAATTACACAAAAAAGACTAGGGTTAACCTAGCTTTTTATCGTTCCCAGATTACACCATTATCAGCATAACCCACATAATGCACGCCGTCAATTGGTTTCATGCCACGACCTTCAATCAGTAAGTCGCCGTCTTTATCTCGCCAAAAATCAAGCATGTCTGCCACCTCTTCCCAAGATTGCTCTTTCAATTCGTCAGCATAAACGTCTTGGATAAGCTCTTTAATTTCTCTTTCAGTATCAGTCATGAGTGCGTCCCTTCTTTCTGCGATTAATTCCTCTAGCTCGTTCAAGTCCGACCCCGTAGCATGGTTACGGATGAAGCTACGAGCGGACGAACGTTTTGATAAGTAGTTGCGATGCTCTCTATTGTTTTTATTCCACTTCTTCGTGGCCTTTTGTTGTGCGTCTGTCATTATGCTACTCCTTTTGAGTTATCCAATGAAGTCGATTAATTCTTCAAAAGGAACTTGCTCGATGCTTTCGTAATTAGTGAAATCTTTCATGTATCCTTCCAAATCTTCGAGAACTTTTTCTTCAGTAACTTCTTCATCCCCATCGTAGAATTTTTTATACTCAGCAACAAGGTCGTTGATTTGTGATTGTGTTAGTGCCATTTTGCTTTACCTTGAGAACCTTTCGTTCTCCCTTTCCTTATCTTCATTTATATTATAGTACATATACTATATATTGTCAACAACTTTTGATAAAGAAATTTAAGTTTTTTTTGCAAAATAAAAAGCCCGACATAAAGCCGGGACAGTTCGAGAAATTTATCGAAATGATACCAAGTATTCCACTGACTATAGTATCGCTTATCTAGGAAAATCACAAATAAAAAAAGAGCTATGAGACTAACTCATGGCTCTTTGCCTATGATGGATAACTTAATTATACCAAATAAAAAAAGCCCCAGCAAATGCCAGGGCTCGACCACTACCACCATGATGTCCGAACTGTGGCCTGTCGGGAGGTGATATACTCCTTTTCGTTTTTTAGTTTGCGTGGTCTTGATTAAGCGAATGAACCGAATGATGTGATACGACGGCCATTCTCTGATTGACCGACTGCTACATAGCGACGATTTCCAGACCCACCAATGTAGCTAATCCAGATATAGCCGTCAACATCACACCAGCCATCATAGTTGATAGTTTCGCCAGCTCCATAGACTGCCACGATTTCAGCACCTAGACCGGCACCAGTTCGAACATTAAGGGCTGATACTTCAACCGTGAAGGTTCCGGTTTCCTCGTTAATAGTAATTATACCATCAAACGGGGCTGGGGTTGGTGCAGGGGGTTGTGATTGACCATCCGTCGGGAAGTAAAACCAGCCCACAATACCGTCAAAATTACGTGTATTGTAACGAGCGGGACCACCGACATATAGGCTGTCAGCGTTTCCGTCAATATTCTGCTCGATAGTTCGCATGGTGTAGCCGTCTGAATCCTCGATAACAAGACCAGTGTGCCCGTATGGGTGCCCGTAGATGTAAGTGGTATCCATGACGAATACAGCACCACGGCGTGGACGGCTGTCGAGGTTGCCTTCTTGATTATAATCAACTTCGTAGCCTACTGCTGCCGCCGAGTTTAGCAAGTCAATGGCGTTCCCCCAAAGAGCTCGACCAAAGAAGTTGATTGAGATAGAGTTAGGTAGGTCAACACACTGTGTCCCGTAAGCTCCATCTGCATCAGTACCGACACCAGCGTCAGCTAGATTTTCTGCGAATTGAATAATGTCATTATCTGTTGCCATATTAGTAGGTCTCCTTATCATTTCGTGGTTGGTGGTAGTTCAATGCTTGCTCACTATCAGCTACGCCCTTAGTTGTCGGGTCTGTAACGATTCCAAGGATTACCAAAATCACAACGAAGGTGTTAACACCCTCTTGAATGTTGCTAGGAATATGAAGTCCAAATTGTTGCAGCATCAAAAAAAATGCTGAGATAAGAGCTACTAGAGTAGCCTTGTTTTGTAAGCGAAGTTTAAAATTAATCATTGTCATTATTCTCCTTTTCTTCTTTTAGAAAAAATTTCTCTTTATCAATATTTCTCTTTACATACTTGTCGATATAAGGGATTTCAACCCCTAGAGCCGACAAGCTGGCTAAAATACTAGAGCCGTAAGCTGCTATCATAGCGAAGATGAATGTATCAACGACACTCGTCAAATTCATGAAATTAGCAAACGGATAGAATATTGCGACGAATATAATCATAGAACCGTGGCTGACTGCCCCTTTGCGGAACTTTGAACTTGAAAGCTCATGATAGGCCCAAGCTCTGGACACGCCCACAGCGATGTCCGAAAAAATAATCACCATGAGAATGGCCACCCAAGGGTGCTCATCAATACCGTGCTCGTAGAAGTCACGAACAACGTTTAAGAGCTCAAAAATTCCATCTGGTTGTTTCAACTTTTACCTCCAATCTAGAACAGGAAGTTCTTGATGATTTCATCCGCAATGGCCTTATGTCCTAAATCTCCAGGGTGACTTGCCACACCAGCATTGGTGATCGTGTAGTTGGAACCATCTGGAAGTCTCAACACCTTGCCCATTTCAGACTTGTATTTAGCGTCCTTAGAATACTGATAGATGTCAACGAATGTAACATCCAATGGCTTACAGATACGCTTGATTCTCTCCACAAAATCTGGTGAGGCGTAGTAGATACCGACCCAATAGATTAGAGCCTGGGGAGAAGCTGTTCTAATCCAGTTAACGAGGTTTGGAATATCCGTTTCAAGATTCTTGCGTTTCTCGTCGGTATTCAAGTTATCGCCAAACTGCAAAATAACAATATCTGTATCAGGACCTAGTGATTGCTTCATTTTGCTGTCAAATGTACCTCGTCGATTATTTGGATCAGATTCCCAATCCGCACCATTCCCACGCTCTACTACTGCGCTAGGATTCTTAGATAAGATGTAGTTCTTAACCAATGTGAAGTAATCTTTATCTGGTGCACTAGCGGCCATACCCATGCCCTTAAGCCATGGGTGACTTAGGATTGAGTTACCAAAGACCGCTACACGATTAGGAATATTTGAAACTGTTGATAGATTGCCATTGTTATCAACTAACAAGCGAAACTTAGTTCCGTTAGGACTGGTAATCATTGGCGTCTTCTTGAAGACTTCGAGTTCTGTAACAATAGGTTCGATTTTATCAGTTCGCTGTTTTAGGGTCTCTGCTTTCTCAACAGCAGTCTCATTTGCTACACGATAGGTAAACGGAATAGCCTGCCCTGTTTCGTACATAATCTTCCCAGAGTACCCAGCGTTGCTAGTAACGTGTTGAGCGTCTTGAATTAAGTTGCGTTCTCCCTTTGAAGCGTAGACACGATTGTCATGAGATTCAAAGAACAACTGCTCACCGAAGAAGATTTCCTTATCTTCACCACGGACATTTAATGTATTGAAACCTGCTGAGAGCTCTTTTTGAAAAATCCGCGGAGATACAATCAAATCATTCTGGTCGATGTTACCGATTGCGAAATTGTATGTTCCTGCGTCCTTAACGTAGACATCGATGGTATCAATAAAACCACGGCTCTTCTCCCACTTCTTGATAGGACTCATGTAGCCGAGATTATTAATCGTCGTTGATTGCGTCGAATCGATGCCAATGATATCCGCCCCGAACTGAACCCTAGAGGTATCTGGCATGACGAACGGCACTTTGGAAGCGATAGCACTAGAACCAAAATCAAGGTTCTCAAGATAATGAGCTTGAGCGTTTCCGCCTTGGATGACCTTCGTAGGCTTGTCTGATGTCAAACGACTAATCAGAATATAGCCGTTCTCGGCTGGGGTGAAGTCCTGGTTAACTAATACGTCTGTAGTAGAGAATGTTTTAAGCTTCTTCCCTGAAATATCGAAGAAGTGAGTAAATACCCCACGGATATTTCTCAGACCGTAAGTCACGCCAGCTTGCATGTAGATCTTGGGGTAAGTGCCCCAAGTGGAAGCGTCGTAAGTGCCGTTTCCGTTACCAGACCAAGCCTTACCTACTTTGAATGTTCGTTCATCAACCAGCTGCTTAACGATGTTGACGAAACTTAACTCTTCTGGTTTGACATTCAGCGTCAATTTAGGAATTTTAAGCGAGATATAGCCGTCAGGCAAGTTCGAGAAGTCGACGTTTGCTTTTTTCAACTCTTCCAACGAAGCATTAAACACTCTAGCCGTTTCGTCTGGCTTAGAAGATACATATAACATGCAATCTTCTGGCGGGATGTATTCTGTAGTTACCAAATCATCCGTTTCTGAGAATTTTTTAACCAGTCTGCTGCCATCACTTGAAATAGCAAACGAGAAGATACCTCGGATGTTTGATAAGTAATACTTATGTCCTTTTTTAATTGGGACTGGCATGAATCGGAGCCATCCACTAGAGGACCATGTCCCGATGGATGTATTGTTCCAAAGATAGACTGAGCCTTCAATCTTATCCCTTAGAAGTTGCTCGATTGATTCTGTGAAGTCGATGTTGTCAGCTGTCACTTCGTCAACATTGAGACCTCTAGATTGATAGACTCCACCTTCAGTCCAGCGTCTACCGCTCTCATTAAAGTAGTACCATTTCCCTGTGTTACTTGCCACCACGATGCCGTTGGCACCGGTTGGATAAGTACGCTGAATCTCTTCCAGCGAGCTTAGAACCGCCTTGGGTGCACTAGAGGAGATAGCATTAAGTTTTGATTCAATCCACTTCGTGCTCGCTTTCCCATCAAGGTTTTGGGTCATGTTGTCGAGACGCTCTGAGAGTGTATTGAAGGTGTCTCTGGATTTAACTACTTCCATGTCGGTATTTCCGCTTTTAGTGGCATCATCGTATGTAGTCTCTATTCCAAGGGCAATGGCCTCACGGACATCAGCCCCTTTTGTTTTTTTGCGAATAGCGTCAACGATGACGCTAATTTTATCGGTTTTCTCAAAGGGAGTCACATCATCATATAGATTCAAGCGTCCCTCTGCTTCAGTTTGTGGCATTAAGCACCTCCTAATTGATTTCGTAATCGCGCAATCTCAGATTCAAGCTCGCTGATACGCTGTGCACGTTCTCTCTGACTTGTGTTAAATGCCGAAAGTTTAGCATCATAGTCAGATTTAGCAAGCTTGTACTCTTCGAGAGCTCTGTTGTATGCTTCCTTATCAGATTCTGTTGCATTAGTAGCCAGTGGTTTCGGAGCTCTTGGCTCGACAGGCTTAGACTGACTAGCGGATTTAAGCGCAGATAATTGAGTATTCAACTGGTCTAGTTTCTTCTGTTTGGTAACTATCGACTGGTCTAGTTTGAGTTTCTCAATAGAGCTATCAGCTTCCTGAGTTTGCAATTGATAAGCTGATAGAGATTGAGATTGTGAGCCAATAGTTAAATCAATAGTTTGTGGATTGAGTATATCAATCTTCTTCTCTAAAATTTGCAATGTTTCAACACCGGACAGCGGTGCGTTGATAATCTTGTGCTTGTTTCCAATCCTGAACTTACTATATCGACTATCAATCAAATAGCGTTCAACCGCTGAGATTGTCCATTTAGCTAGTGCAATCTTCTGATTCCTCAAATATTGCTTGCCACGAGCCAAGAGAATGCTAGGATTGTCGATTTCTGTCCAGATGACTGATTTCCGAATGAAACCAAACTCTTTTATCAGCTCTTCGTCAGCCAGATACATCTTCCCATCATTCACGCTTCGGATGTCGAGCTGAGCCCGTGAAACATCTGGACTTTGGTTTTCCTCTTGCCCCTCATTTTGGCTTTGTAAGTCCGCACCAATCGGCACGATAATTGTAGCAAGCCCGTCAAAATCAACTTCACGGCTCGCAGATTTGATGTTTTGGCCTAATTTAATTGGGCTTTCTTTGATCGTCCCAATCTCTTTAGTCCAATCCACGTATAGTCTCGTATTGAATTCTCTTAACGTGAGATAGCCACCGATGTTATTGATGATGCGTTCCTTCACGGTATCCCAAGTTGAATCATATCCGATGTAGCGGTATGGACGGTTCGATTTCCCACGGACAGTTATATTCCGAGGAGCTATCCGCTTAAAATCCTCGATTTGAGAGTTAGCAGATTCAAGGATTATCTTAAAATACTCCTCAGCTCCATTGTTTGGCAGTTTCTGGAACCATTGAGCGGAATCATGGAAATATGACAAGAAGTCTTCGCAAACAACTTTTTGAACGAAGCCATTAGTTGACATCTCATTGGTCATTGTCAAAACTCGGCCGACAAACTCAACCTCGTTGTCTCTAAGATTAACTACTTCGATGATTGATTTAAACTGAACCATCTTCTGGTACATCGTATGGTTCAACGGGATTGCAAATTCCAGCTCGTGGATACTGTTGACAGCTTGCTTGATTTCACCAGAAACAATCTTGTTTCCAAGTGGGCTATAAGGGTCATGAATAACCTTGCGTGTAGCCGTAGTTCGATTGAGCTTGTCCCATCGTCTATCAAGGAAGCTAGGCCACCAATAGATGGCGTACCCTGCTTTCTTAGCTAAGCCAGCAGGACGCTCTGGCACTGTTACCTCTTTGCCCTCAAGATACTCTTTTGAGCCATTTGAAGTAACAACGTAGAAGTGAGATTGATATATACCACTGTCGCTATTGTGGTCAACTGTATTAATGGTACAGTACCAATCATCGCCCCACTTCAAGGCGTCGTACCAAACAAGGTCGTCTTGGCCAGAGTGCTCTGACCACGTTGGAACTTGTAACCCAGATATGCCATTGCTAGACTTTAGTCCCTTGACACGGATAGCATAGCCCGTGCTACTGACGTTGAAAATTTCAATACTATCACAAGATACTGTCATGCCATCACCTCGTTAGAGTAATGCATTGCTAGCGTTCCGTTTCCTTGAGCTTCGAAGTAGTTGATTCCGATGTCTAGTGTCAAGGTGAAGTCTCTATTTTCACCTTTCTTAAGATTATATATAGTACCATTAGCGTCTTTTAAGATGATATCTTCGCTGCAGATAATCACTGGACTGATTGATGTATCTCCAGAATTTACGAAATAGACTGGTGTCTTCTTCTTTTCATATCCCAACGCCCATTTAGTCCACGTTGAATTGTCAGTTTCGAAGTCAAATGTGTCCCAAACATCATCGAAGTAATCATCCTCATGGAATGCGAAGGGGTAGCACTTAAACACGATGGTAGCGACCAGGTTCTTTTTGATCGGGTCGTCTGCTACTTTGATGTGCTTAATCTTACCCATCCAGTAATAGCGTCTATCGTGCGTATCTATCAGTTTCCGTTGGGTTTTAGTGGTCATGCTTGACTTAATCTGTCTTTCAGCAATTTTGCGATTCTCATAAGTAGTGAATGGTAGTTTAAACTCGTATGTAATTTCTCTTGATTCAAACACACGTTCTCCCAACGCAGAGGAGAAGTCGAGTTCTCCTTGCATGTAAGGGATAGACTCAACGATCTCTTTCTCGTCAGGCGTTGGTGCCTCACGCTTTTGAAGGTACCAACCAGCGTCACGACTATTAAAATCGCCGAACTCTATATACTCTTTAATTTTAGTAATCATAATCTGTGTCGTCCTTTCAACGTTTTAATCGTATCAATAGCACTATTGAAGTTATTAACTGTACCACCAACCAATGCACCGGTATCTAATACCATATTTTGGCCTTGTGCCACTTGGTCTTTGAGTTCTCCAAGAGCGTCAATCACATCACCCAACAAACCGGCTGAGTGTGCAGCATAGGCTTCTTGACGTGCTGAAATAGTGGCGTCTGGGGTTTTATCACGCAAGACTTCCATTTTAAGCTGACTAGCCATGTTTGAAGTGGCACCGGTCAGCATTGCATTAGCTCGAACATTGAAGCCGTTGACTTGGTCACGGATATAGTCCAAGCTATTTGCAACCTCTGGGGCTGATTCGTCAATCCCTCGAGCGATACCAAGACCGATATACCAACCAACTTGGTCACGGAAGAGGTGTGAAGGTGAGTGAATTTTGGCTTTAGCTTGAGCTGCACGCTCAGCTTGTGCTACCAAGGCATTAGCTGCTGCTGTAACTGCTCCAAGAGCTGACATCAGACCAGCGGCAAGACCTTGACCCATGTAAGCACCGGCTGAGAAGAAGGCTCCATAACCTGCTCTAGCTGCGGCTGCCGCTTGGTTAACCGCTGCTTGAGTGACTGCAACTAATTGCTGTCCGCTTGCTTGCATAGCTGCTACCATTTGAGCACCACCGGCACGAATAGCCGCAACCACTTGGTTCATGCCGTTTCTGACTGCTGAGACAATCTGATTCATGAACGCTTGCGTACTAGCGACCATTTGCATACCGCTAGAACGTAGAGCCACAGTCATTTGCATAGCTCCAGACGTTACCGCTTGAACTGCTGACATCATGCCTGCGCTAACTGCCATGCCAAGAGACATCATTGTAGCTTGTAAAGTCATAGCTGCTGCCCCAACGGTAGCGAACACGCCAGCTAACATCATGACTTGAGCGCTTACCATTGCAAGCCCTGCTCCTGCCATTTGGGCCGAACTAGCAAGCATAGCAAGCTGACTAGATACCATGGTAGCCATCATGGAAACCATGCTGAAACCAGTCTGAGCGGTCATGAGCTGAGCGCCAAACATGGTCACTGCTGAACCCGCCATCATGAGCTGTGAAGTCATTTGCATCAAACTGCTTGCAAACATCATGAATTGACTGTTAAGCATCATCAATGATGTGCCAATCATGGTGAATTGAGTACCTACAAGCGTTAAGCTAGTACCTAGCATGGTTGAGCTAGTAGCCATCATGGTCATGCTCGTAGTGATCATAGTTAACTGAGTAGCTAACATAGTTAAGCTAGTAGTTAGCATAGTCATGCTTGAACTGATAGAAGTCATGCTAGCAGTAAGCGTCATTGAAACTGTACTGAACTGAGTTAGACCAGTCGCAGCAACCATCAATGCCGGTGCTAGTGTCATGATTTGCGTTCTAAAAGCAGTGATAGGGGCTACAATAGCAGTTAACCCAGCAAGCGATTGACTAGCTTGGTTTGAGAACGTGCTGAAAGCAGTCCCTGCCGTAGTCAACAATGATTGTAAGTTAGTAAATGATGATTGAATACTTGTAATCGTGCTCGAGAATGATGTCAAACCAGATACAGCACTAGATGCTGAGCTAGATACCTTGCTCATACCATTACCAAGGTTAGTCATACCAGTACCAGCTTGAGCAAGCCCCGCTGAGTTGTTACCGATAGACCCGACACCTTTAGCGACTGCCGCAAGAGATGCAGCCATGTCTCCAAGGTTAGTGTTGGTAATCTTAACCACACCATTAGCGAGTTGATTGAATCCAGACCCTGCTTTTTGAGCAGCCGTACCGATTGAGTTGAAGACATTAGCCAAGCTATTCAATACGCTACTGATTGCACTACCAGCGGATGTAATCACGCTTGAAATACCTTCAAACGCTGATTTGATACCGTTTCCGATACCTTGAGCAGCCGTACTGATAGAAGTACCAACCGACTGGACCACGCTAGCAATACCCTGCAAGGCTGCTCCGATAGCTGAACCAGTAGCACTAATAATACTTGCCACACCACTGAGGGCCGTACTAATAGCCGTACCGATACCCATTGCAGCCGTAGCAATAGCCATTCCTGCTGCTGAAACAACTGAGGCAATGCCACTAAATGCAGCACTAATCACACCACTGATAGCTGTGATAATAGGCACAATTTGAGTGATTGCCGTAACAATCGCTGAAATAATCTGACTGATGATAGGTGCGAGCGTTTGGACGACTGTAACGATGGCAGAAATCACTTGACTGATAACTGGTGCAAGAGTTTGAACGACTGTCACAATCCCTTGAATCAAGGTCATAATGACTGGCGCCGTTGCTTGAATAGCTTGGACGATCACTTGTAAGACCATTGCAATTTGTGGACCAAATTGACCGATTACCTGGGCTACTTGAACAATGCAATTCGAGATAACCGGAGCAATTGCCACGATAGCGTTAGCGATAATCTGAGTTACTGCTGTGATAGTATTTCCGATGATTTGAACAATCGGAGTGATTGCGGTAGCTACTTGACTGATCGCAGAACCAATGGCACCAACCAACCCGCTAAATGCACTGATAATAGCCGGCAATGTTCCTAGAATGGATGTCCAAGCGTTACCGAATGCCGTGATTGCTGGTGCTGCATTACCGATAGCCGTGCCAATAGCTTCAACCAATGGTGAAAGTTTAGCCAATCCCGGTGCTGCTTGTCCTACTGCCGTAACTACGGTAGCAAAAGCAGTTCCGAACGCTTCAACGATAGTTCCTGCCGCCTTGCCAATGGATTCAACAACGGTTCCGAACGCTGAACCGATAGAGCCAATGATTTGTGAAACACCACTGGCGTGGCTTGCTAATAGTGAGAACGAAGCCACAATCAATGCAATCCCTGCACCGATTCCGACTGCGGCAACGGCTACGGCAGCACCGAATGAAAGCAAGGTCGCTGGATTCAATCCTTTAAGACCTTGTAAAACGTATTTCATTCCTTGTCCGAAACCTTTGTAAGTTTCAGCAATACCTTTGAATATAGCTGTCAAGATTCCTTTGATTGCATTACCAGACGACTTGATAACATTGGATATCCCACTAAATAGCTGAGTAATCGTCGATTTAGAACGTCTCGCACTGTTAGCCGCTTCTGCTGTCCCCGCTGCTGCATCCGCTCCGAATTTCTTGAACGGATTTAGACTCTTGATGAAGTCCAAGCCTTTCAATGCAACACCTACCGCTGAAATACCAGCCTTGGCAGTCATGAAACCTGCTACCATTGCCAGTATCCCACTGGTAATGCCGTTTAAAATGCCGGGCGGAATTGCACTGATAAACCTAGATATTGCTGAAACAACTTGAGAAATCCAGCTAACTAGCGTTCCAAGAGCTGAGCCAATACCTGAAATAACTGACTGCACTTGTGAACCACCCAGCACCTCACCGAGCGACGAACCGATGGTTTTAAGGGCGTTCCAAGTATCTTGAACTGCCGCCTTGAACGATTGAAATGCCCCTGTATCAGCAAATGAGCTGATGAAGCTCCTAACCGATGTTGTGGCAATGTTTAGAGCTTGTGAAATACCATTAGCAATATCACCGAACACTGAGCCAATGCCCTGCATGAGCTTGTTCCCGTCGATTTTGCTGAATAACTGTTGGATAGAGCTTGAAATGTAAGTGAACGTTGCACCCAGATTTTGCAAAGCTCCAGTATTCGTGAAGCCTTTCCAAAGTGAAGACAAGCCACTGCCAATCTTGTCAGCAATGCCGTTGATGTCTATTCTCTCTAGTGCATCGGTAAGTCCTACGACTGCCTTGATACCGATTTGATTGAGTTTCTCAAATTGTGGCATCAACTTGTTAGCAAGAGATTCCTTCATACCGTCAATAGCTTGGTCAACGGTCTTGAACTCTGTGGCCATCTTACTGAAAGTGTCGTTATTACCCACTTTAGCAATGGCGTCAAAGAAGTCCTCTGTCTTAATCTTGCCGTCTTGTACTGCTTGGACCATTTCAGCGGTACTCATGCCCATTTCTTTCGCAATGGCGGCAATACCGGCAGGCGTTTGCTCTAGCATAAGTTTGAAGTCTTGCCACTGTACCTTTGGCTTAGCTGCCATTTGGGTCGCTTGCTGGCTCAAGGTCTTCATGGCTTGTTGAGGATTCTCTGCTGCCGCTGCAAGACCACCGAACCCCTTAACAAGCTCGGTTGTATTCTTCGTTCCAACTGCCGCTAACTGTGAGTAAGTAGAAGCCATGTCAGACGCTGAATAGATTGTTTTAGTGGCAAAGTCCTGCAACTCGCCTTTGACTTGCTGAATCTGCTCGGTAGGCATGTTAATCTGTTGCATGTTACCTTCAAAGGTCTTCCATGCTTTCGTTGAGCTATTAAGTTCACCGACCATTGATTTCATGCCGTTACCAAGAGCACTAATACCGGTCATGATAGCACCACCGATTAAATTGGCACCCAATACAGATTTAAAGACTGAACCAACCTTGCCGGCTGACCCTTTCAAGCCCTCTAACGCCCCTTTGATACGTTTAGCCCCACTTTCAGCGTCCTTTCCGTCAAATAACGCCTTGATGGTGACTGTACCATCTGCCATAGATTATCCCTCCTTTCTAAAATTCTTCTTCTTCGTATTCTTCATCCTCGATAATGTCGTTAGGAAGGGCATAATCTTTTTGAAGCTTCCGCATTTCCTCTTTGTATTCCGCCGAGTCGCCCTTTTGTGGTTTCCATTTACGAATTTTGACAACTTCCATGAACTTAGTCCCCTCTGGCAACCCAGACAGTAGAGCATTGAACTTCTTCCAGTGCAACTTACCTTGAACATCGAATAGATCAATGCCGTAAGCCTGCAAGAATGAAGCGTAGATATAATCACCGTCATATCGGATGTCATAAGGTGCTTTCTCTTTAGGTTCGTCGCTTGCCGTGGTCTTCATGGGATTGCCTGCAAGGTCATATTCAACATGATTGTCCTCGACCTCTGACAAGCTGATGTGTTCCTCGAAAACCTCGTTGAATATCTCTGCCATTTCCTCGACTGTGAAATCTTCCAAGGTCTCACCAGTCAAGATACGGATGCCAAAGTGAGGTTTAACGAACTCTGGGACATCTTCGTCTCTCCACATTTCAAAGAGTTTTAAGACATTGTTAAACGAAAGGTCCAGGGCGTACTCTTTATCATCAATAACTAACTTGTCGGTCAGTTTTCGTGATAGGTCGAGCATGATTACTCAGCCAAATACTTATCGAGGGCTGCCTTTGAGTTCTGGGCTTCAAATTCCTCTGAAATACCCTTGATAGCTTCAATGAGATAGAACATGGCGTTGATTGTTGACTGACCAGCGAAATCATAGACTTGTTTAAACGCTTCTTCATCATTGAAGACTTGATTAAAGCCATCTTCTACCAATGCTTTCAACGCTCCCAAAGCTTCTTCATCGCTTGTCTCTTGGAATGCTTGCCCTTTGGCTTGCAAATCTTCCCCAACTGCCTTCATGCGTTGAATATTGCCGTCTGACACTGGGAAATTAAGTTGGAACTCACCGAAATCTACCGGAATGACATTGCTACGTTTTTTAATTACTACCATGTTATTTTTCTCCTTCTAATACGAAAAAAGAGGGGAAGGGCTAAACCCCACCCCTCAGTTGTCTTATCTTTGTTTTTTATTTAGTTAGATTATCCAGTTACGGTTGCTGATTCAGTTTCAGACGATGCACCAGAACGAGCAGCACGTCCAGAAGTTTCAGAACCAGTGCCAGCGGCTGCTACAGCTGCGGCTGGTGTGCCACTGATGTCATGTTTTTCTGGAGTACGAGACCAGTTAACTTGGAATTTTATTGTTTCAAGCTCTGATGCTTCACCGTCTCCGACTTCGATTTCAGAAAGTCGTGCAAGACCTTCTTTGTAGTATTTGCCATTAGGAACTACTTCCTTGTACCAAACAACCAAGTCATCAGCTACGGCATCTTCTTTTTCAACGACAAAGTTTTGAGCTTTATCATCGTAATCACGGTGCCCCTCGAATGAACGACCACGAGATTTCGAAGTGATGATTTTTTCTTTAGTCCCGTCACCATCAAAGTAAGCAACATCATCATCTTCTGCATCATTCTCTGGTGCAGATTCTTTGATACCTTTAGCGATCCAAAGATACTTATCTTCCGTTGGTGGTGTGTCTGGATGTTCTGAATCGAACGGTGCGATGTAGTGTTTGCGAATCGCATTTTTAAATTTAGCCATTTAGTTAAGGCTCCTTTCTACTTCAATAGTTGCTTGCAAGTCAAGCAAGTAAATGTAATAGTCTTGGTCATTGACATCGTTAAGACTTGGTGTCTCAACTTTCAATGACAAGAATGTGTAAGAATTGTTTAGACTTGGTAATTCAAGACCGATTTTGGAAAGCTCAGTGTTGATTTTCCAAAGAGTAGCATTGACTTTTTGCTGGTCTTTAGATTTGATGGCGATTTCGTATGGCAATGACAAAATCTGTGTGCCAGCCATGTCTTCGTCTTCAACCTTTCCACCGGGTAATGCGTAAATTACCAAGTCTTCACCTTCGTTGAGGTAATCTAGTCGAGGCGTTAGTGGCAAGCCTAGACCTGCTAGGAAGTCTTGCAACACCTCTGAAAAATCGTTATTATTCACTATTTAACCCCCATTGCTCTAAGGGCCACTTGCCCCCACTGTTTACTGTGTTTAGCAGAAGCCTTCTTATCCCAACGACCACCAGTCCCCGGTTTAGGTTTGTGAGCTAGCAGCCTATCCTTATTAGCAAAGAAAAACTTACGTTGTTTCTCCGAGAAGAAGAGCTTGAGCCTGCGATTGTAAAACCTAATTCTTGCGTAAGGTGTTGACCACACCAACGTATCAACGTTAGAGTGTCCACTACCTCGTAAGTGTCCAGATTGGACTGGTGTGTACTTGTTCATATCCAAGAGCATTTGATTACTCATGGCAATTTGACCACGTCTGACCGCTTCAGGACTGCATTTCTTTTCTAACCCTTGTAAATCTACCTTGATAGTGACATCAGCACCCATTAGATCACCTCGATTTCATAACACAAGATAGTATGCTTAAACGGATGATACTGAGGGATAATTTTACGGATGATGAAGTCTCGGTGAGTATCATTTACTCGACCATTCAGCCAGCTATCATCCAACTCAATGGGTGTGTACTTCGGATAGACCATAAGGACTGAGAAATTATCCTCGTTTCGATTCTGCCCACTGCCAGTGTGAGATGTTGAACGGTCAAACCTCACATGTTTTAACATGATAGGGTCTGAATACGTTCCTTTTCCCCATTTATCTGTTTCAGCAGGCTTTTGGATAGTGACAGTATCGACTAACATGCGTTTATCTATCATAGCCCACCGCCTTGCAACCAAAACCAGCTAATGTCAGCCAATTTAGAGCGTCAAGAGATAGATTATACCGCTTGCCACTCTGAGAACTACTAGATGCGTTCTGATAGCTTACATGAGTACGTCCAACCGTCATGCTTGCCAATGATGTCTTGTCCTCGGCAGTCATTACACCACTTGAATCAAGATAGGCAATCTGATAAGCTACCGCCTTCTTGACCGCTTGTCTTCGTGGTTCGAAGTCTGTCTCAAAATCGGTGAAGTCATAGAAGTTTTTGATATACAAGTCAATAATCATGCTTGCTCTAGCTCGTAGTTTTTCAAAATCTTCCACATCTTCAAAACCAAGTTTTAGAAATTCCGTTTCGGTTAAATAGGTCATTTAACCACCTCCCTTCATCATTTAAGGAGGTCTAAGAGTTCCGCTTTGGTAAGTGATGAAATACCAGTAAAGCCACGTTGTTGAGCAATAACTCGCAAATCAGCGACGGTTTTGTCTTCGAGCGTGTTAGTTACTTCCTCAACCGTTTCAGCAGCGGGAGTAGGTTCAGTGTCGTTCAAATGACGACGCATTAACATACCCATTAGGCACCTCCGAACTTGACCACCTTAGAATCATCGTAGAGATAAACACCGTAGTATTCATCACCAGAATAAACAGTGGTTTTTTTCAAGATATCACGGTCATTTTCAATCATGACATCACGTTTCAAGTTGATCACGAATGCTCCGTATTTAGCGTCATCGTCTGTATCAGTTTGAAGTGAAGAAACTTTAACGAGGAAGCCTTTGCCTTCTTCAACTTTCTTAGTACGGACGATTTGCACACCAGCTACTTCTCCGAAAGTACCAGATACAACTACATCAGCACCAACTTCTGAACCTTTCAACCAGTTTTGACCAGCGTCTGCACGCAATTTGATAGCGTCTTTCGGATTGATAAGGGCAACATAGCGAGCGTCTTCTTCGTCTGCAAAGATTTCCAAGGCTTTGTCGATGTTAGCTACTGAAACAGGAGCTTCAGTGATGTTTTGTGTTGCTGTTTTAGCAACTTCAACGATGTCGTTATCGACTTTGTTAGCGATAGCTAAAGCAATCTGATTAGTAGCTTCACCGTAGACATTGCCATGCCCAACCAAAGCGGCCTTGTCAGTGATTTCAATAGCCTTACCAGCTTGTTTGATCTTCATTTTTGTTTCTTTAGTGCCCAATTGGTCAATTGGAATAGCTTGACCTTCAGTGATTTCAGTGGCATCACCAGAATAAGTCCACTGTGGCACTGTAAGTTCATCCCCTGGACGACCTACGAGAGTTGTTTCAACCACGGCAAGCGGTGTGAATTTGATAAGTTTAGGTAATTTAGCTGATACCATGTCAGCCATAACCTGTGGATTAATGACTTGAGCAGTCGTAGTAGTTCCTAGAACCATAGATTATTCATCCTTTCAATTGTTGGTATAGTTCTGGGTCTTTATCAAAGAGTTCTTGACGCTCATTGATACCCATGCGTTTAAAATCTTCCTTGGTGAGTCCGTTCTGACTAGCAGTCGGATTCCCACCGGCAAAGATTTTAGGCTGTGCTGCTTGTTCGTCTTGCTTAAACAGATATGGGCTTGTTTCTTTCAACCCTTTGATAACCTTATCTAGTTTAGGTTTACCAGCTTCATCAAGTTCGATTTCGTCAAAGTTGATGAATTTAGCAAGGTCATCCGAATTGTGAGCATCCACATCTTTCAAAGCTAAACGAATAGCATTTGATTTGTTAACTCGGACAAGGTTAGCCTCATTCTCTGACTTGTAAGTGTCGAATCGAGCTTGTAGGTCCGTCAATTGTTGCTTGAGTTCCTCACTTGCTCCCTCTTTAGCCTGCAAGTCCTTGAGTGCTTGGCTTTGTTGTTCGAGTTGTTGTTTAAGGCTGTCGTTTTCAGCTTGTAGTTCAGACTTAGCTTGTGCTTTAGCATGTTCAATCCCAGAACCGTACGCATTCATTAAGGAATCAATCACTGCCTTATCTTCGATACCAGCTTCAACTAACATGTCACGTTTCAAACTCATGTTTAAAACTCCTTTGTTTTACGTCCGATGGACTGAATTTGCCTAGTTTTACGACATTCGACAGGTCAAAAAGAAAAACCGCATCAAATTGATACGGTTTTATTAAGTAGTCTGTTCCTACGAGTCAAGAATTGGATCACCAGCTTTCTATAATCCATGTCTATACGTAGTATTGTTAATAATACTAGTTTACCCTTTTTAAGCGTGTTTTTTTGCCAAAATATCCCGTTGTCTAATAGCTTCACGGGTCTTAGCCAGTGGGTCATCGTGGTATTTCTCACGCTCTCTATCTCGATACAAAAACGGGTACTTATCAACATACGATTTTAAGGCTCTCTTTTGTTCTGTGAGCCTTGTTTTGTATTTAGCGGTCAATTCGTCATTGTGCATGACTTCGGCAACGTGAAGACGCTCTTTCGAGCTTCTAATAGCCCTTTCCATAGCTCTCTGTTTGCTCTGAGCATTAGCATTCTCGATGGCTTGTTCTTCAGTTAGACCTTTTAAATCATCATCAATGTCCGGCATGTAGTTGACACCGGGAATGAATGGTGTCATGGTATGTCCACAGTTTATCCCTTGGCATCCTCCGGGCTTACCATATCCGTAATCATCAAGAGCGAAGATTTTAACACCTTCTTCCGTCCTAGCTTGACCAGTGGTGACAATCTGATTTTGAAGAGGTGCACACATTTCCCTGGCTGCTGCCTTGATAGAGTAATAGAACGTATCAATACCAAGCTCTTGAGCCGGTCTCATTCGCATTTCGTTGAATGTACGTCTAGCAGTCGTTTTAATGACTGTCCTAGCGTAAGCATCAGCTCTCTGTCTGCGTCCTGCTCTGTCAGTATAGCCATAGAAACCACGCTCTTGAAACTTCATTATTGTTTCGTCTAAGGCCTTCTGAGGTGTAGCCATGCCAGTGATTACTTTGGCCACTGTAGTCTCGATAATGTCCTTATACGTTGCTTGCACACTCTTTGGTAAGGTCGTATTGATAAGGTTATGCACGTCATGAATAGCTTGATTAGAGTAGCTGATAAGGTCATTCATGACTTGATAATCGTAAGCGTTCGATTTTAACTGAGCATGAGTATCTTTATAGACTTGATAGCCTTCATTCTCGATAATGTATCGAATCTGTTTCTCAGCAATGCCAGAATATTCAGCAATGAGCTTTATGTTGTGGTCATTCAACATCCCGACATCAGCCATCTTCTCTAGTTGCCACAGATAAGGCTGTTGGTCGAGGTAGTAAGTGCCACGGTCATGCAATCTCTCAACCACATTATCGAATAGGTCGTTGCATAATTGACGGTAGATATCTGAAACGTTATCAGCCATCAACATCAACTGCTGGTCGTTTAGTTTGATACGCTTTTTCTTAGCCATAGCCTATCACTCCCCGTATATGTCGACCTCTTCACTTGTCCTAAAGCTATCAGCACTTACCATGGTTTCATCGTTGATTGCTTGGTAAATCTCTTGTGCTTGTTCCTCGGTCACGTTAAGAGTTTTCTCGATAGCCATGACCTTCGGTGCGAATCCAGACACTACCATCTTAGACCAGTAATCAAACTCAGCGTTACGATCAGTGAATACACCGTCGTCTAAATCCACGCTGATTTCATCCATCGTTGGAATTTCACCAGTATAGAGATTGTAGACTTTAGCAAGCTCAAGGATTGAGATTACAAGTTCTTTCAATGATTGCTCTACTAGAGTAGCAATAGAGTTCCGCATTTGATACGTGTCTGATTGCTCTGAAACTACCTCTGTAGCAGTCTTCATAGACTTACCATCGAAACTAAACATACCAGCAGACACACCTAGCTGCATCTCAAATAGGCTCAATCCTTTGTTGATAGCCTTGATGTAATCGTCTGAACGAATATCAGTGGTAAGGTCAGTAATACCGATACCCTTATCCATATTACCGCTATCGAATTGCTCATAGACATTATGACCTATCTCAAACTCACGTTTGACTGTGACCTTCTCGCCGTTCGTGTCGTACTCAGTCTTAATCATTTGAGTAGGCACTGCCACTCTACGCTGTCCCATTTTGACTTCCCACATAAATTCGTCATAAGTGGTGTTGATGAAGTCCATTGTAGTCTTAGCATTGTCGAAGATAGACAAGCCCAAAGGACTGTTGATGTCCTTGTTGTTCATGCCCGGAGGTTTAAGATACGTAAATAGCGGTCTTGTAAGCCCGTTGAGTGTGACAGTTTCCTCTAAATCTTCATAAAGCATCGATAGAGGTACACGTTGACCAATACGAGTTTTAGATTCAGATTCGTATAGCTCATTGCTGATTGTATAGCTATCCTTAGTCCACTCATGAAATTCAATCAGACTGTAGTATTTAGTCTTCTGCCCTTCCGCCTTGAGCGTTTTAGTCACGATTGCAGCACTAGATACATCTTGAGTGTTCGATTGTAGCGGCAGAAAGACCGGCGCTTGCACAAATGATACTCTGACACGGTCTTCATCAACGTAAGGACGCATAGCAAGTCCGCCAAGAGCTAGACACGATTCTAGGTAGCGTTCAAAGTTCTTTGCGAAGCGGTCAGTCTTCAGTGTTTCATTGATGAATGTATCAGCGGTTTCATTATCAACTTGAATCTTAGCCTGCTCATTGAATACGAGACTGGCTACCTTTTTCGATGCCGTCCGTCCGATTGGTAAGTGATTGAAGTCACGTTTTAGTTGTGTTCCGTTGCTATCTCGGTAGCTAACACGGTCAAAACTACCTGCGAAATAGCGTAGGTTATCCATGATGCGATTGTATTCCTCTGGCGAAATCGCAATCTTAGGGTGGTCGGTGATACTGTTTAGACTTTGATTAGTCATAACATAATTACTCCTTTTGAATATGTTCTTAATGGTCTGTATAATTCCCATTCTTCCTTCTCCTATGCTTTAAGACCGAGGTCTCTTGCATTATCTAATACGAAATATTTAAACTCATCGCAGCAGTGGTCGTCCTCTTTGATTACCTTAGGGTCATCCGTATGTATCGTTTTCTCATCGTAACGATACATCTTGTGTTCTTCGTAGAATATCTTGTTAGCTGGGATATCGAGATAATAGAAACGCCCCTCTGCTAATAGACTGATAACCATATCAATCATGGTCTGGTTCTTCTTCTTAGCGACTGGATGCCATCTCTCACCAAAATCTTTGAAGTATTGGTTACGAAGGGCACCTTCAGCACTATCAATGGTCATGCGTAGTTTAGGCACTCGATATTGTTTGAGTACCTTGTCGATGAAGTTGCTGATCATAACCGTTAATTCGCTCGGCGCCTTCTTGACAACTTGACCGGCAGGGCTGTAATAGAATGTATCTAACAGAATCACATTGTCTTTAGCAGTCAGTCCGTAAGCACCGCAAGCCGTAGCTGATTGTTGGTGCCCAGTATCGAGTGCGAAAGATATCCCGATAAGTCTATCGTCTGTTGGCAAGCTGTCGATAGCGTGAAACGTACTCATGTTATACACTTGATTGCCAAGGCCCACCGCTTCACCGAGATATAAGTAGCGGTAGTAGTCGTAATCATTCTGCTTGATACGTTCGATATCTTCTAGCATTTGCTCGGTCACAAAGCCCAGCTCATCATCAAGATAGGTGCTTGAGTGAGCTAGATAGTTATCATTAGTTTTGATTTCCTCAAACCACTCGTTTATCCAACTATATGGGTTTCTAGGTGGGTTATAAGACCAGAAAAATTGCACAAACGGGGCTCTCTCATGTTTCTGTCGCATAAAAGTAACGTTAGACTGGTCGAAGTCTTCAGCGTCGTTAAACTCAGCCGCTTCCTCGTACCACACTGCGATAATGTTCCCGATGTCATTTGATTTCAGCTTTTGGAAGTCGTCTTGGCCGTAGAAATAGAAGGTAGAACCAGTACGCTTATGAACTATCTTAAACGGGCTTACAGTAGCTCTAAACTGGTTATCCAGACCAAATAGACTAATGGCCCATTGAACCTTGTTAAACACACTGTCACGGATTGTATTAGCTACCTTACGAATGACTACCACGTTAGCTTTTTCGCCTTGCATAATGTACTTAATCATCATATAGACAAGTTTCAGCACGATAACCGAGGATTTGAATGAGTTCCGTCCACCTTTTAAGACGTTGTAAGGTTTTTGAGACTGCCACACTACCTTGAAGTTAGGGTTTACGTTCTTCTGAATGTTAATCGTCGTCATTAGGGATATCCTCCCAAGCGTTGATGATATTAACGTTCATAGTTCCCTCGACACCACTGTCTAATTGTTCTTTGAGTTTCTTAATTTCAAGTTCTAATTTCTCGGATTGTTTTGCAGTCGGGTAGCGTTTCATGATCTCACTACCAGCTTTAATGACCTCGGCGATAGACGGAGGTTTTTTCGTTTTAACAAACTGACCAGTCATAGTGTTGAGCTCGATGACTTCTTCCATGAGCTCCTGCCGCAAAATCGAAGTGAAAACTTGCATAACTTCGTCTTGTTTTGCAATTTTCTTCTTCTCAAGTTCTTTCATGCGTTCTTCAATATAAGCTTTGATACCAACATTTGCCAACAATTCGTGGCTTCTTTTCTTAGCGTATTTTTCGGAATAGCCTGCTTTTATCGCTGCGGTTTGAGCCACGCCAGAAATAATATATTCGTCTGCAAATTTTTTCTGTCTTTCGTTCATTAATCCTCCTTCCTATGCACGAAAAAAAGCAAACAGACCTAAGTCCATTTGCTTGCTAGCTTATATTATCGCATATTTCCTGCCTATTTTTTTGCCAATGCACACTTCCAGAGATAATCTCTATACCCCTCGAACCATAGATTGACCAATCGATAAGCGTTTCGTTCACTGATATAATACTCCAGTGCCATCGCTTGAATGTTAGCACGTCTAAATACATAGACTTCCTTGATGATTTTTAGTACGATTTCATCAGAAGTGCTGATATATTCTTCAGTGCATTTTAACCAATGACGGTATTTCATCAGTTCACTATCAGTTTCTTTTCGAAGTACGATAACTTCACTATTTTCCTTGTCTGGATTTTCCAGCTCTTGCTCACGTTTCTTAATTTTCTCGTTGAGCAGCGTGTTCCCATTAATCCCTCTGTTGAAGTATAGCGTTAGGATATTGATATACTCCTTGAAATCTACATTTAGCCGTCTACTATATTTTTTAGTTTCCATACAAGAGGCCTTTCATGTTATAATAGTATTAAGAAATTCGTAGAAGTCCTGGGCATTAGTCTGGGTCTTTTTTTGTTTACAAGAATAAAGAAGGATTAAGCTATCACCTCCAATACGTTAGATTTAGTCTTGCCACCAGTAATGCAAGGCTAGGATGAAAAAGAAATAAAAAGGATTCCTCGATTCTAATGTTTTATTTACTGGTTTTTCGTGTCGAGGTCTGTCAGCTCGACGGTGTTGAAAAAGTGTTAAAAAGTGTCCTAGCCACTAAGTAAATTAGTGTTTGACAGACTAATAGCCAGTGACGGATTCGAACTGTCTATACCATTCTGGCTACAAACCCATTGCCAATGCCGTGTATAGAGCACGCTTAACGCTGGGTTTCTTGCGACCTAACTCGCCCTTGGTTCTATATTCGAGAACAATACGATCAACTTCATCATCTAGTTTTTCAGGCCAATTGTAATTATTTAAGACATACTTGGCAATCTTGCTGAATAAGTCTCTGGAAAATAGCCCTTCCATTTGAATGACCTTGAGTGGTGTTAGAACAATACACTCGATATAGCATTGATTGATAGAATCTTTGATTCTGTTAGCCTCTTTCTTATCGCATCCCTTAACTTCCATAATGTGTTTAGCCATACTGTTCTTATAATTCGCTCGAAGGTCTTCCACTTCCTCTTGAAACCGTTTAAACAGTCCCTCTGGCAGTCCTGCGTTGGTTTTCTCCAACACTGGGCGCGTGGTTTTGCCTCTTGTATAGTGCGTAGACAGATAGTCTTGAAGGCCGTCGAATAGTTCATCAGAAATGATGCCTTCTAACCTGTCGACTGTCGCTGGCGATATCCTCGCACGCTCAACGACTGCGCTGTTAAATGCTTGGTAAATGATGCGAGCTTGCAGTTCGTCGCATTGCTTCACATCTTGGAAGAACTGCTTATAAGAGCCTTTCTTGTGTGTTTTTCTAAGTTCCGCATGTTCACTGACTAACCGTTGATATAATTCTGGTGTCAGTCCGGAATATTTGTAGGTTTTGCTCATGAGCCACGTCCTCTCAAATAGCTCGGAATATCATCCCCAACGTTAACACTGTCATATTGCTCCTTGCTTACAAGGAATTTCCCGTAAGCCCCACAATCGAGCGTGTAGAGCTTGCCTACCATTGATTTGCCGGTTACCTTGCCATGCAATTCCACGGCATTGTCAGCTTTATGGATAACCACTGTCTCGATAGGTCTATTAACCACTCGTAGAACAGTAGTTACGTTAATTGCTAGCGACACCATAAGTAACACGGTAGCAATAGCTAGGTCATTATAAATCGTCTTCTTTAACAAACGTCCCATTTACCATCTTTCCCTTTCTGTTCTTGATTTCCTCGTATGCAATGCTTAGACACTCAGTTACATCGAGGTCTAATTGATGTGCTAGCACGATAATCGTTACTAGCGTGTCTCCGATTGCGTCCTTGAGAGCTGCTTGCGGCTCCGTGAATTTAGTCGGTTTCAAGAGTACATCTCGAATTTCTCCGACCTCTTCCGTAACACGCATCCACTGGATGTTTGGGTCAGCTTGTTTTAAATTGCGTTCGTCTGCCCAATGGTTGATTTTATTGATTAGTTCAGCGATACCGTCCTTTGCTGGTGTATCAAGTCCTAACAGATAATCAACGCTAACACCTAAGTATTCAGCTAGGCGTTTTGCTGATTCGACACTGAAGTTGTACTCTCCGCCCTCGACGCGTCGTATTGTTTTACTGGAAACCCTCGCCACGACTGCTAACTCCTCTTGAGTTAACTTTTTCTGTTTCCGTAACTGTTTAAGTCTGTTCATCTTCCACCTCTTCCATCTCCACTGTATACATCCTAGAGTTGCGATATTTAACACCTCTCAGACGATGTAGCTCGTTGATAGCGTCGTTCTTGTTGCTAAAAATATGCTCACTGTCTGGCATATTGTCGTAGTACACGATTACTTTATATCGCATAATTCCATCATTCCTTTCAATAATTCTCCATCCGGTAACTGCTCAAGCGTTAGAATGCGGTTGAGTTTCTTGTTCCCAATACCTAGCTTAGTAGCCACCGCACCTTTCTTTTGATGCGTGGTATAGAACCAGTGACTGAAAACTTCCACACGCTCTAATACTATTGCCGGTTCGTATGGCCGTGGTGCATATTTAACACCAGCCATACGATCAGTCCATCGTTTTACCATTAGTTGTCCCCTGAGACCTCCCTAGCCTTCTCATCCAGGAAATCCCAGATAATATGAAATTGATTTTTGACTAAGGTATCGTTATTATATTTTTCACAGACCTTGTCGATAGATACCACTACCCAATTCCAATATGCAGGAGTATTAAAGCCGACCTGCTGCATCATTTGGTTGTTTTCTCTCATCCAATTCGGAACTTCAGTCTCGAAGAAATTGATATAATTCATAGCTCTTCCACCTTGACATATATTCCAACAGTGTCTGACCAAAACTTCTCAGCAATCTCACTAGCGACTTGAGCGTCGTCTTCCCAATACTCAAGATCAGTCATGCAATCCTTCAGAAGTTTTTGCAGATTGTCTGTATCTGGTTTAGTGGTTTTGTACTGGCCATGAGCCGCTTTTTTGATTTTAGGAAATAGCCATTTCACTGTCAGTCGTATAGGCCCTTCAAATTTTTCGTTTGGGGAATACGGAGCAAGCAGGGTTGAAAATAAGTCTCTAGCTTCTTTCAACTTTTGAGGCTCATAGAATTTTGGCTTACCATTCACCACAGCGACTTGTTTCTGTTGGTGTGTCGTAGTTGGAATTTTTTTCATTGGCAAGAAAAATTCAATCATCGTAATCCATACCCTTCCACTGACCAGTTTCTGAATTGTAGACAATGTAACCAGCTGATCCCAATTGTCTCCAAAGCCACTGAATTAAGTCGGGCTGATTTTTTATCCAAGCATAGACTTGACTTTTATCGTTATCAAATTCTTCCCCGGGTAAGGTGTGATAGAGCGGCGGCATAGTCTTTGCAACTAATAATTTTTCAGAACGTCGTTTTTGTTTTTTGTTTTTACTTCCGGCAGTACGTCCCATTTTTATTTTTTCCTTTCTTTTTTCACGCGCCTAAGTTCAGAGTAAAGGACAGGGTTACAGGGTTACATGGGGGAGTCTTGGGACCCCCATGTTCCTGTACCTGTTCTTCTGAACTCTCAGGGACATTTCCCAATTATCTACACTACCGAGTAGTTAGATAATCTGTCCCTGGTTTTGTCCCTGAGTTCTCGGGTTTGTCCCTAGAGCCTATGAACCGCGTGGTTGTGGGATTTCTCAGGGACATTCTCGGGTTTGTCCTTGTCCCTAGAGACACCTCAGGGACACAGGGACATTCTCGGGTTTGTCCCTGAGGGACAGGGACATTCCCGAAGTTGTCCCTCGGGTTTGTCCCTCGGGTTTGTCCTTGTCCCTGAAATGTCCCTGGCTATTTTTTAGGTAAAATTTGGTTGTTTTTCACCTCAAAATCGCCATTATTTTTCACCCATCTTCTGACGGTTTTTTCGCTGACTGGCTTATCTTCTGTTGAGAAATATTCCACTACATCGTTCAATTCGACTGGAGTGATTCCGTCAAATAATACTTGCATAGCTGTTGTGAATCTTTCGTCAGCAGTTTTCTTTTTCGATTCATTCCCCTTCTTACTGTCGAGATTCTTTTTCCAACCTGGTACTGCATCTTCCAATTGAATATCAGCTAACACTCCAGTAGTGTCTACTTCATGGACTGGATAGCTAAACCACATATTTCGAGGTAGGAATTTAGCGAATTCACGAAGCGTTCCTTCAACTCGCCAAGCGCTAGCAATCTCAATACTATGCACAGTGTCTTTTACCTCTTTTAGATAAGGCTCTCGTTTCATAATGTCTGGAATACCTTTATCAAAATGTTGTTGCATTTGGTATCGACTTTCCAGATCATCGAGACTGACATAGTGTTGGTAGTAGTCATTTGCTTGTTCTTGCAAAGCTCGTTGATAGATTTTAGCTGTCGCTTTTTCGATTCTTGCATTGATAATATCTTCATTAAGGTCTAATTCGACCAAATCAACCAGAGCGTCTGGGTCACGAGCGAACACTCCTGAGCCGCTAGCTCGGTCCATTGATTTCTTACCACCTTGAGAGCCTTTTGAGTGGTGGTGACAATAGATTACGGCACAACCTAGCTCAGTAGCCACCTTATCGAATTGATTAGTAAAGTGTGCCATTTGATCTGCTGAGTTCTCGTCACCCGTCAAAACCTTATAGATAGGGTCGATGATAACCGCTTGGTAATTCTTTTTGAGCGATCGTCGTATAAGTTTAGGTGCCAACTTATCCATCGGTACAGTTTTCCCACGAAGGTTCCAGATATCGATGTTTGCTACACATTTAGGTTCAATTCCCATAGCAGTGTAGACGTCTTTGAAACGATGCAAAGCTGATGGTCTATCTAATTCAAGGTTGACATAGAGGACTTTCCCTTGTTCGCACTGCCAACCGAGCCACTTGTGTCCCTCTGCAATAGCGATTGATAACTCGATGAGAACAAACGACTTACCAGCTTTTGATGGCCCCGCAATCAGCATCTTATGGCCCTGACGCAACACACCATGGATAAGTTCTGGTGCTAAATCTGGAAGGTGGTCCCACTCGTCGGCTATCGTTTCAGGATCAGGAAGGTCGTCGTTTAAATCTTCAACCCATTGATACCATTCTTCGTAGTTAGCTTTTCCAAGATTTGTATCAATCAAGAACTGCTTATGTCCACTTCGGATTACTCCGGGCATACGAGAGAGTCGGCTTGGATTACGGTTTTGGGTATCAATATCAAGTCCATTTTTTTTACAAATCTGATAAATGTAATCGACTCGTTTTCGATATTCTTGGTAGTCCCTAGCATCCACACGTACCACTGCATGCAACGACTTGTGTCCAGAGTGTACTAGTGTCGCAATAGGAAGCTCTAACTCTTTAAATAGAGCGTACTGTTTCCCAAGCTGCATGCTGTCTGATTCTACTAGAGCGTATCTAAAATCGGTGACATTATCATTCTTGACACCCTTCCCATCCAAGGGGTTAAAGCGAATCCAGGCACCAGCTTCTTCCTTGTAGTCTCCGAATACTGCACCAATATCATCGCCATTGCTCTGAAGTTCTTTGATAAGCTCTCCGGCAGTCCTGTCGTAATTGCCTTGAGTTGGCTTATAGATTGGGCCATTTTCTGTTTCAATCGGATAAGTTGAAGTGACATAACCAACAAGGTCAGTCATTTCAAACAACGTTTCGATGTATTTGACAAGATCTTGGACTGGATGCCAATTAATCGGTTCTCGGATTTCCTTTGATTCGACCCAGTTCTTATCTACGATTTGATAATCACGGTCGATTGTAGAATCCCAGTCGAGCTCATAGCTTTTACCCGACTTATTCATTGGTTCCCAGCCGTTATCTTTTGCCATTTGCGTGATAGTTGCGCCAGTAACAGCACCCCCTCCGTCGTATTGGAAGGTATCCCATTTACTGAAACACTCACCTTTTTTATAGCGACTGTCAGATTGAGACCAAGCGTCCCAATCCATTGCCGTATAACCTTCTTGTTTTAGGGCCATTCCTACGTTTACCCACTCTTGATAAGACAATGTAGAAGGGTCAATATAATCTAAGAGTGGGATTAAATCAAAAGTACCTTCTGACATTTAATCTCCTTTTATTCTGGCTGGTATGTAGCTGGAATGATTCCTTTTGGCATTCTCCAACCACTAGCAGCAATTCGATTAATCAAATTGCTGGCATCTTCAAATTTCCACATTCCGACATTTCGGAAGCCACGACCTTCAAGCAATCGGATTTGTTTAGGCGTTGTCAAACCACTATCTTTGCGTTTGTTTAAACGGTCTAGTAGTTTTCCAGCTTTTCCAGCATTCCCGATTTCTTCGGTATAGATTCCGAATTTTTCAAGCGCTTTAAGTTGTTTTTCTGAAGGCGGAGCCATTTCCCAACCGAATGATGGGACATAGTCCGCTAAGTCTTCAGCTTGGATTGACATTTCAAACTGCAATGGATCCACAAGCTTACGCTTCTTCTTACGTTGTTCTGCGAGTTGTTTAGCGAGAGCTTCTTCTCTCTCGGCTACCACATCCTTGCTAGCTTGCTCTTCAGCGTCCAGCAGACTGAACTCAACCTCAGTATCTTCAGCCATGTTTTCAGTCATTTTTTTAGCGACTTCTGGACTGCTAGCAATTAAGTGCGCTGGTCTGCAAAGTTCATGGCGCTCAGTGTGCCATAGGAAATCGAGTAGTAATAGATTTTCCTTCCCTGGTGCAAGACGTGTACCACGTCCCACCATTTGGCTATACAAAGCACGGACTTTTGTTGGCCTCAACACAACCACGCAGTCTACTGTTGGGCAATCCCAACCCTCAGTTAATAGCATTGAGTTACATAGAACGTTGTATTTGTCCTTGTCGAAATCTTCCAGGATTTCAGCACGATCCTTGGATTCTCCGTTCACCTCAGCAGCTCTAAAACCTTTCTCGTTTAGGATGTCTCGGAATTTCTGAGATGTTTTCACTAGGGGCAAGAAAACGACTGTTTTCCTGTCTTTGCACTGTTTAACCATTTCGTTCGCAATTTGTTCGAGATAAGGGTCCAGAGCTGTTCCGATTTCACTGGCTTTGAAATCTCCACCTTGTTGACTGACTGTTGACAAGTCAAGCTCAAGAGGGATTGTAATAGCTGTAATTTTCGATAGATATCCTGATTTAATAGCGTCAACCAAAGGGTACTCATAAGCTAAACTATCGAAATAGCTGCCTAGATTTCGCATATCACCACGGTCTGGCGTGGCTGTGACACCTAAAACGTTAGCTTCACTGAAGTGTTCTAGCACACGCTGATAGCCGTCTGATATAGCGTGGTGAGCCTCGTCGATGACAATAGTATCGAAGTGATCAGGCGGGAATTGACTAAGTCGTTTCTCACGCTGCATGGTCTGTACTGAACCAACGACAACGCGAAACCATGAGCCGATTGAAGTATTTTCAGCTTTCTCTAGTGCCGTTCCTAGCCCTGTAGCTGTCATTAATTTATCACTGGCTTGTTCCAGAAGTTCTGAACGATGAGCGAGAACAAGAACACGTTCTCCCATCTTGACACGGTCTTCTATAATTTTCGAAAAGACGATGGTCTTACCACAGCCAGTGGGTAGGACAAGTAGTGTGCGCTTCCCGCCCTCTTTCCACTCTTGCTGTACTTTAGCCCTTGCCTCTTCTTGGTAAGGTCTAAGTTGCATTAGAATCCTCCGAATCCACCACCGTTAGGTGCTTGTTGAGGTTGTTGAGGTTGTTGATATCCTTGGTTTTGTTGAGGCGCCGCTTGGTAGTTAGGCGCTTGCTGTTGAGGAGCTTGTTGTCCACCGCCTTGAGAAACGTTGGCATTTAATACTTTTGTCCAATCAACACTGTCGGCGTAGATCATTTGTTTAACGTCGTTATATACAGTGTCTTTGTATGTGCGGTTTCCAACACGGCACACCCCTGTTGACCCCACGACGGTATTCCAATTCATTTGAAGCGGTTCTCCGTGTTTCTTTTGCCCGATAGCACCGAAGAACGCTGAGAGCATCCCTTCAGTTGATGAGTGCAAGAATAGATTGTGCGTCATTGTTGCAAGGCCTTCTTCAGTCTCAACTTGGATTGTGATGATCGCTTTGTTACATGCTGGAAGTTTCCCAGGATTTTGTGGGTTTGGTGTGTGACGTCCACGTTCGAAGTTTGTTACAGTGAAGACATAATCACCGGGAGTTAGTGTGATGAACTCCTTAGCATCTTCTTGAATAGTGTCGTCCCAGCCAAATTCACGTTGAAAGTTATTGTTAAGTGTAGTCATTGTTTATATTCCTCCTAAAATTCTGATCCACGGATTTCTTTTACCATTTCAAAGACACGGTCCCAAGTAGCTACTAGAGCCCCGTCGATGAATGATTTGTCGTACATTGATATAGGTGTTTCAATAGGGTAGTAACCTTTAGAGGCCACAGCCTGTTGAAGTTCTTGTTCAGTGACCTGATTAGCAATCATTAGGTCACGCAGAGCAGGCTCGATGAATGGAGCGGGCTCTTGATAAGCTCCACGTTCCACTGGTGCAGGGTTGACCGGCTCTTGTGGTTCTGGAATTGGTGTTTGAGTTTGAATAGGTGTTTCTTCCACTGGCGCTGAGGTTGGTTCCTTAGGTGCAGGCGGCGGAGTTTGTGCCTTTGCTGGCTGCTGTGCAGCTTGAACATTATTGAAAATATGAGCAATTCCAGCGTAGTCTAGCGGCAGTTTGTTTGGTAGATTGTGACGATTTTTGGCATCCCACGCTGGGTGGTGCTGTGTATACATAACACGTTGTCCACCCTGCGCTTTCGATTTCTTGGATTTTTCATCAGTCATTACGATTGTTTCGTAGTTACAGAATAGGACCATGTCAGCCCACTCTTTGACCAACGGTGCTGTCTGTGAGCTTGTTTTCTTTCCAAGTTTGAGCTCGTAACGGTCATAGCCACCCATTTCGTCGGGTTGAGTGAAGGTCTTAATTTGAGCGTGTGCAGTAAGAACGACATTAATTCCTAGATCAATCAATTCGCTTAGACTATTTAGGAAGCGACCGATTTCTTCACGGACGTAGGTATATCCATTACCCCATCCAAAATCTTCAATTCCCTTCTTTCCGTGTTGAGCACAAACGGATTCAACCGCTAACGACTCAGCCCAATCGATTGTATCGACTACCAAGGTCTTGCATGAATCTGGATTTGCTTTGATGAAAGCAATCTCGTTCATCAACATAGTCCAGCTCGATGGCTTATCTAACCTAGCTACATCCATATTGTCCGTAGATCCTTCAGTATCGATAAACACAGGGTCTGGAAATTGAGCTGCAAAACTTGATTTCCCGATACCTTCAGGCCCGTAGATAACAACCTTCTGAGCTCTGGCTTTAATCCCTCTTGTGATTTGCATTAAAATCCTCCTTGCCATGTTGGCGTTTGTGGTGTTTTGGATTTGGCTTCTGTTGTTGGCTGATGTGTCTTATTATCGAGACTATAGCCGTCTTCGATGATAATTGAGCATTCATCGCCAGTCGATACTCTCGTTGCAATAGCTTGGAGGCCTTCATCCTCAAGCCATTTTCCAAATTGATCCAGTGTGATTTGGTCCATTTGTTCGAGTTTGTCGATTAAAACAAAGCCACAATCCGGTTTTAGTTTTCGGACGATTGCGGTCGCTACCATGAGTTGTTGAGAACCCGACATGTTATCCCACTCTTGACCGAGATAGAGAAGTTTTCCATCATTGACAGATAGACCTTCGAGTGGTAGGTCTGCATTAGTTAACAGGTCACGCTTGTCTTTTCGGACAGCTTCGATTTCGCTAGATAATCTGTTGTATTCTTCACGTTGGACTCTAGCTTCTTCTTCAGCTTTTTCTTTATCAAGGTTAGCTCGGACCTTGAGGTTGATTTGCTCGATATTAGCGATATTGCTTTCGATCTCTTCTGTAGATTCATCAATAAGATTAATCGTTAAGTCAGTAGCGATTTGAAGGTCGTTTTCAAGAGTTTCCAATTCTGCTTGAGCCGCCTTCAATTGTTCTGACAAACGGTTAACTTCAGCAAGTTTGCCTTCGTAGGCAGTTTTAATTTGCTGAGCATTTTGACGTTTGCGAGCATTCTCTCCGTTTTTAGCCAACACCTCTTGCTGTTCTGCAATCAGGTCTGCAATGGAAACCAACTCTTTTGGTGCGTCTGGATAATAGGTCTGTTCTTTTGCGAACTTTTCCTTCTGATCAGCAATTACACCGATAGCATGGCGCTGGTCATATAACTGCTTCTCTTTGATTTCTAATTCGGCTAGTTGAGGGCCAACCCCGATGATTTGCAAAAGGATGTCAGCTTTCTCTTTAGCAGTGCTGTCCATAAATTTCGGAAGGTTGATGGCCAATTCCTCAACGAAACTATCGAGAAGTTGTTGGCCGCCTTTATTACCGTTCGGATCAATTACTTTCAGAGAACTATTCTTTCCTTTTCTCTCGACAATTAATCCATTTGACATGGTAATTTTAAGAGATGGAGGAACGACAGAACCTTCACGAGCTGCCTTGCTAGGTTTGAATCGATTTCCACCCAATGCCCAAGCAATAGAATCTAACACGCTTGTTTTACCTTGGTTGTTATTTCCGCCAATTACTGTGAGACCAGTAGGCGATGGCTCAACTTTGACTGCTTTGATTCGTTTAACGTTTTCGATTTCTAACTTATTTATTGCGATGCTCATTCACTTAATCCTCGCCTTCGTTATACTTCTTAAATCCAAGAGTTAGAGCAGTGATACCGGCTGCAATCACTACTAATCCTAGAGTGCTAGCAATTCCTTCTTTCTCCCCAGTAAGCGGTAGAGTGCCACCGTAAACGGCTGTTTTTGGTGGCACTTTGCTCACTGGTGCGAGGTTGTAAGATACTGTGGTAGATTGTGCCACTTTGTTATTAGGACGCTCTACGCTCGTTTTAGGGGTAGGGGCTTTTTCTGGCGTGCTAGGTTTTTCTGGTGTTGGTTTGGTTGGTTCTTCTGGAATTTCAAGTTCTGGCAAGTCCAAGATAGGTGCATCAAATGGTACGACACCTCCAGACCATTCTGGCTTATCAATGCTAGGTGCATCGAATGGAGTAGTTCCGCCATTCCATTCTGGAATTTCTACGACTGGAGCTGGTGGCATCAAAGGGATGTCGTTAATGTCGATTGATGGTTTATCATACACTGGCGCATCGTTTGGCACTACCCCACCATCCCATTCAGGCTTATCATATTGTGGGGCGTCAAACGGTACTGTTCCACCGTTCCATTCTGGAATTTCAACTTTAGGAGCGTCGTTTGGTACTGTGCCGATTGGCTCAGTATATTCTGGTTTCACACGTTCTTCAGGAATACCAGGGATGCCACCTTGAAACTCTGGAATTTCCACCTTTGGAGCTTCACGAGGAATTTCAAATGTTGGTTCCGGTTTATTTTCACCGCTTGCGTCACCCTTTCCTCCTACGAGTTGTACGTAACTATACGAAGTAGCTCCGTCTGTTTCTGCTTTCAACTCAATTTTGTTCGTTGGGTTAACTGAGTCCTTAACAGCATTAACAAGCTTAGTCTTATAGTTGATGTAGATCATGTGATCCAAGCGATCCATCTTGATAGTAAAGCCATGCTCAGATTTGCTGATTGACTTAACTAAATCCATTGCTGAACCTTTATCAATCCATGGATTCACGCTCTCAATGTTCTTAACTTCAAAGAAGTTATCCACAAGGGTTTGATTGTCACTCATTGTGTCAATCAATGTCACATAATTCAACACACGTCTTGCGTAGTTAACACGGATAGTCCAGTTGATAACAGTTGGGTCATTCTCGTCTTGACTACCCCATTTAGAAAGTAATTCATCTTTACCAATTTCTTGTTCTTTGCCGATGTTGACGGTGATCACTGTCCCATTGAAGTTTACTGTGACTGGCTTGCCACTTTCGACCTTGTCTGTCCAAGTAGCGTCCATTTTAAGACTCATTTGCTTGTTAAGCGGATGAGATGCAAAGTAGTTGTTAAATACAGTAGTCACAGTATTGCTTGCTGTGTCTGTAGTAGCTTTACCAACAACTTGCTTGTCAGGATTGTAAACATCAAAGTCAAAGTTAGTTTGAAATTTCACTTCTTCAGGTAAAGTGAAATTAACCTTATCCCCTTCATTGATAGCCATATCGTCAGGGAATTTTACATCCTTGTATTCCACTGTGAAGCCTTGGTATTTACCAGTTCCTTGAGACTGGTCAACTTCAACATTAGGGTTAGATACTTGGATAGTGTCACCCTCTTTAACGAATGTAGTAGGTTGCGCTTCGACTGGCGCTGTAGTTTCTGCCACTGGTTGCGCTACTGGTGTTTCTGTAACCGGTGTAGGTTCTGCCACTGGTGCTGTTTCAACCACTGGTGTAGCAGTTTCTGTCGGTACCGCTGTTTCGCTAGGCGTTACCGTCACATTACCAGCATTATCAGCAGTGTATACATTTGCTACTGCTGGTTGAGTGTCTGCCACTGGTTGACTTACTTGATCAGCTGATACTGTGCCAGCTCCAATCAATAGAGCTGTAGCTAGCGCCAATGTGCCACAAAGGCCATAGGCTTTAGTTTTAACGTAGCTAGGTTTTGAAGTTGTTTGAGTGTTAAAAGATTTCATGGTATAATCTCCTTGGTGTATTTTTCTTGCATGGGCCCTAACCCATGCTTTTTTAGTGCATCCAATCCGCACCCATAGCCCACCGTTTCATGTTTTTTTATATTTTTTTAGAAAGGTATTTGTGTGAAATGTGGGTAAAGTTTATATTTTTTGGGGAAAGGTATAAGTTACACTCCACGGTGGGCTATGGCTACGGATTGAAAGTTATGTTATTTGCTGTATTTCTGCTTGAGTCGTTCGCTTTTCTCTTCGGGTGTCTCCACCCACTCAAAGAACGGCTCGGGTTGTTTTGTTTTCTTCTTACCAAATAAGAATTTCAATAGATGTTTCAAGTTATCACCCCACTAGCTGATCTAATGGCAATCCGTGGTCAGCGTTGAACTCACGGACCTTTTCGTCGAGCATTCTGTGTGGACGAACTTCAAATACTTCCACTTCTTTTTTTTCTTTTTCTTGTCTTTTAGACCAAATCCAGTTTAAAAATTTCATGTTGTTTCTCCTTTAGTTGCTTGATAATGTTTTTGATTTCATTTAAGACAAAGTCAGTATCTTTGTAGGTTTCTTTTCCAGGGCCAAAATCGAATGGAATCCAATCGCCATAATGGGCGCAATCGAATCCGATATAGTTACCATTGGTAGTGCCAAAATCAAGTTCACCTTGGAAAGTGATCCCACCGTGACACTCGATTTCTTTTTCTCCATCAAGAGTAGAATCGAGCGGGATTCTCACATATCCACATAGATGGCCTAAATCTGTGCGGTAGATAACGGCATCAAAACCATCGATGATATATGTCTTGTAAGAACGTCGTGGTATCACCAGTAAGTCCTTCACGAATCTTTCTTGGTTGTTCATAAAATCTCCTTAATTCAGAATTTCACCGTTGCTGAACACACCAAAACATGTCCCGTCTTTCATGATGACATCAATGCCAACGTGGTGAGCACCATTTCTGTCAAAACGGATATCGTCAGTCAAGAAAGCTTTTTTAATTCCAAAGTTTTTGAAAAAATTGACCATGCCTTTATTTGTTTTTAGGTTTCTCATGATGTTAATTCCTTTCTTCTTTTTCCTAACCGCACTAGAGAGCTAGTGAGGTTTTTTAATTCATATATATTTAAGGAGACAATTATGAATATCAAATCGTTGTAGTTTCAGGTAGGTATTGCTTATATCTCCTCACTAGCTCACTTCTGCGGCTAGGGATATTAATGTTATTTGAATCTGTTCCTAGTTTTCCATTCTATAAAGGACTTAAACCCTTCATAGTTTATGAAAACTAGTTTATGTGTTGGATTAAACACATACTTTTGGAAATCTTTGTTACCCCTCATTTCTCGAATGAGGTTTTTTGCCATTGACTTCCCAAGGCCTTCCCACCGTTGCATGAGGTGGTCATAGTCTCCCCACTCAGCCGTTTCATTGATCCCGACTGCTTTGTAGGTTATTTTCATTGGTATTCCTTTCTGATATAATTGATTCAAGAGGTGTTTAAAATGATTGAAACTGTATCGAAACAAGCTAGAACGTTGTTGAAAGAAATGATTAAAGTTAAGGATGATTCCAACTATGTCATTTACGAAGATTACTCAGATCTAATCGAGCGAAATTCACTCGCTACTGAAGAATTAATCTTGTTGTCATTCGTTGAGCAAGACCTTGCTTGTAATCTTAGAATCACTAGTAGAGGTCTTATCTTCCTTCAGCAATACAAAACTTTCTCACGCCAAATTTGGCTCACAAGTTTCTGGCTACCTCTTTTTGTTTCAGTGTTCGGAACTGCCTTCACGCTGCTTATTCAGAATTTGTTATTTAACTAACAGCCAGAATATTGCTGTGCCAATCACAACTCCGATTAAGCTGCCGATGATAGCTAGCGCCACATCATATCCGTCTAAGTTCGACTCAAAGAAATATTTGAGTTTTTTTAGTGTCTTCATTTTGTTTAAGCTCCTTTAATTATTTCTAACTTATACGAAATTTCGTATATCTAGGTTAAAAAAATTTAGGTTTCAGAACGTTCGCTGAATAGGTATTCTAATTCATATTCTGGGAAAAATGCCTTCTTGATAGCTACCGTTTCGCCAAAACTGAAATCTGTAACACCGTTGATTTTGCTACGAACCGTGCGGTAATCAACACCGAGCAAGTCTGCGATATCTACTAATGTAATGTCTTTGCTCTTACGAATTTCTTCAATGTTTTTCATTTGCTTCCTCCTTCCTTAAGCTTGATTTAAGTATATACTAATTTTCGTACACTGTCAACACAAAAGTACGATTTTTTTTACTTTTTTTATTTACCTATGCAATTTTCTGTGTTAATATATAGGTAGAAATAAAAATGAGGGTTACAAAAAAATGCAGGCTGAAGAAAGAATTAAAGAGCTTATTATAGCTAAATATGGAAATGTTAGAGCTTTTGCAACAGAAAGCGGCATCTCTTATACTACTGT